GGCCACAGCTTTTATGTACTGGTTTTCCCTAGTGCTAACACCACTTGGGTCTATGATGCGGCCACACAAGCCTGGCATGAGCGTGCAGGGTTTACTGACGGCAACTTTACACGCCACCGTGGCAACTGCCAAATGGCGTTCAACAACAAGGTTGTCATTGGCGACTTTGAAAACGGCAACATCTACGCTTTTGATCTGGATGACTTTAGCGACAACGGCGGCATTCAGAAGTGGCTACGCACATGGCGTGCATTGCCAACTGGCACAAACAATCTGCGCCGTACGGCCCAGCACACACTGCAACTTGATTGCGAGTCTGGCGTTGGCCTGAATCTTGGTCAAGGCAGTGACCCTCAAGTAATGTTGCGCTTCTCGGACGATGGCGGTCATACATGGTCAAACGAGCATTGGAAGTCCATGGGCAAGATCGGCGAGTACTATAAGCGCGTGCTGTGGCGTAGGCTTGGCATGACAACCAAGTTGCGTGACCGTGTTTATGAAGTGTCTGGCACTGACCCTGTGAAGATTGCAATCATGGGCGCAGAACTAATTCTGAGTCCAACGAATGCCTAGCCCTAACGCTACGCCAACGCCGATCACGCCACCGCGAGTGCCGCTGATTGACCCGCGCACGGGTCTGATTGACCGTGCGTGGTATTTGTTTTTTCTGTCGTTAAATGATATTGCAACTGGCGTTATTGACGATTCTGGTCTGACGTTTAGTTCTGAGTCTTTGCTCGCGTCCTACGATCAGGCTTTGCTCTCGGTCAATCAGGAGTTGCAAACCCTGCCGCCAGTAGTCACCTTACCAGTTCCTGACGTATTGACTGACTGCTGCTCGGCCTTAGAGTCCCAAGTGGCCGAGATGCAAAAGCAGATAGAGGCGTTGCAAGTGCAACCCATTGTTGACACTGCAGCTATTACTGCTGCCATTAACGCCGCATCATCAGCGCCTGTCACCAAGACCGCTGACTTTACAGTAGCTGACAACGAGACTTGGCTAATCAACAACAAGTCAGGATCGACTTGTACGGTAACTTTGCCCACAGCAAGCGCATGGACGGGCCGAGAACTTACTTTTAAGAATTTGCAGGCTCAGACCTTGGTGTCTGCATCTAGCAATGTTGTGTTGATTGACGGCACAGTCGCTGGCACAGCAATCCTCTTGGCAGTTGTAGGAAATTGGGCGACAATGGTGTCTGACGGCACTAATTGGGTCATCATGCAACAAGCCGCTAACAATTGCCTCTTATTGGAGTAAACCATGACAGTCACCGTCAAAGTCCTCGTACCGGCTAAATTTGCCGAAAATGCTCAAACAACCCAGTACACAGCGACTGGCGTTACGGCCATCATCGACAAGTTCACCGCAACTAACATCAGCGCGTCTGCCGCCACGATCAGCGTGAACTTGGTTACTGTTGCTGGCTCTGCTGGCAACACCAACTTGATTACCAAGACCAAGACCTTGCAGGCGTCTGAGGTCTATACGTTCCCTGAACTGGTTGGCCAAGTGCTTGGCGTGGGCGACTTTATCAGTACAATTGCAGGCACAGCCAGCGCAATCAACATTCGCGTTTCTGGACGTGAGGTGACCTAATGCGTGTAACCTACGGCAAGGGTTTTGACGTTGTGCCAAACGCGCCAGTCAAGGTGCGTTTTCGTGAAACTGTGCTTGCAGCCCAACAAGAAATGCAACAAATGATTGACAGCGGTGTCGCTCAATCTGCGTTGGAAGACTGCACTTTAAAGCACTACTTCACACCCAAAGACGAAAAGTATGGGTGCAGCACATACGCCAGAGAAATATTTCTGCCAAAGGGTTCATTTGTTATTGGCAAGATTCATAAACATCCGCATTTGAACTTTATTTCCAAGGGCCGAGTTAAAGTGTTTACTGAGTTTGGCGACAAGCATTTGGTAGCGCCATGCACTTTTATCTCTGAAGTTGGGTTAAAACGCGCTGTATATGCTGAAGAAGATACTATTTGGACAACAGTCCATCTAACAGAGTTTGAAAACGAGTCTGATTTAGATAAAATTGAGCAAGAGGTAATTTCCCCAACTTATGATGATATGGGGTTAATTTCTTCAACTAACACACCGCCTAAACTTGCGGAACAAGGGGAAAAGCCATGACATGGGTAGCAACAGCCATAGTAGGTTCAGCTGTAGTCGGCGCAAGTACAGCTAGAAGCGCAGCTAAAACACAAGCTGGCGCAGCAGCTCAAGCTGCAGATGTACAAAAACAAGTTGCTGATCAGCAAGTCGCGTTGCAACGCGAAATGTTTGAGAAAACCCGCGAAGACCAAGCGCCTTATCGCACGGCTGGTTATAACGCATTAGCTGAAATGCAACGCACCGCTGGCAACGTGCCTGGCGCGTTTAAGTTTGGCGCAGGTGATTATCAAGCTGACCCAGGCTACGCTTTCCGTTTAGCAGAAGGCCAAAAGGCGCTTGATCGCCAAGCGGCTGCTCGTGGTGGCTTGATCTCTGGCGGCGCTTTAAGAGCCGCACAGCGTTATGGTCAAGAGATGGGTTCGCAAGAATTTGGCAACGCATACAACCGTGCATTGACTGGCTACAACACTGATGTGGCGCGTGAAAACCAGTTGTACAACCGTCAAGCAGCGTTGTCTGGTATCGGTCAAACTGCCACTAATTTAGTTGGCCAAGCTGGTCAGAACTACGCAACTGGTGCTGGTGGTGCATTAGGTACATACGGCACAAATGTGGGCAATTTAATAACTGGTGCTGGCGCAGCTCAAGCGGCTGGCCAAGTTGGCGCGGCTAACGCTTTAACTGGTGGCTTAGGTACTTACCTAAACTATACCCAAGGCAATGCGTTGCTTAACGCTTTGCAAAGAAATCAAGCTATGCAAATGGTAAATACTGGTGGTTATTCTAACGTGCCATCGTATATGGTTGTTCAACCACCTGGAGGAATTTGATTATGGCGCTCAATCCAAGCATTTCTCTTGGCGTTAGACCACTTGAATTGGCCAATCCATTGGCGCAGTACGGCCAAGTTGCGGCTATTCAAAGCGCGCAGAATCAAAATCAATTGGCGCAGTATCAACTTGGCGCGGCTCAACGCGCCGAACAAACGCAAAATGTGTTAGCTGATGCTTATAGTCAATCTATTGACCCTAATACTGGCGCAATCAACTACAACAAATTGACTGGTCTTTTGGCAAAAGGCGGTGGCGGGTCACAAATTCCAGGCATTGAAAAAACACGCCGCGAAATTGAAGCTGCTGCGCTTGCCGCCCAAAAAACTAAAAGTGAAATTGAAAAAAATGAATTTCAATTGACTAAAGACAAACTTAAACATGGTTGGACTTCTTTAGGTGATGCACCAACACCACAAGATGCAATTAAAAAACTTAATGAAGGTGTGACTAAAGGTTATTTTGATTTTGCTACTGCAAGCGCAGAAACACAGCGACTTCAAAACATGACGCCAGAACAGTACAAACAGTACCGTGTTGAAAAAGTTTTGGGTCTTTTAGATGCCAAAGACAAACTTAGTTTTATGTTGCCAAAAACTACTCGTCAAGATATTGGCGGCCAGATTGTCAACATTCAAGACAACCCAATGATGCCTGGTTACGGTATGCCAATTGCTGGTGGGGCTATAGCTAAAACGCCAACATTTGGAGAAATGGCTAGTCAAGGTCAGCTTAACTTGGCACGACAAAAATTTGCATGGGAACAAGCTAACCCAGGCTTTGAACTTAAAGAAGCTGAAGACGGCTCAATTGTTGGCGTCAACAAACGCACATTGCAAGCCTTCCCAGTATCTATTGGCGGTGCTGCACCAGCTGTTGCGCCAATGGCTGCGCCAGCTGCGTCTGGTATGCCAGGCGCTAGAGTTCAAGCAATCCCTGGCATGACTAGCGTGTTAGATCAGCAAGCCCCTGCAACAGCGCCTATGGCTGGAACGCCATTGCGCGGCAAAGGCACTGCACTGACCGAATCGCAAGGCAATGCCACGGCTTATGGCATGAGAATGAAAGAAGCCAATGCCATTTTGGAGCCATTAGAAAACGCAGGGAAAACAAATACTGGTTTGATCAAAGGCGCAGTTAGCGGAGCCGTGGGGCTTGTGCCATTTATTGGCGACAAACTTGAAGATGTGTCTGGCTCTGTCTTTAATGCGCTGCCGCGATTTTTGGGTGGTCTTAGCCCAGAACAACAACAAGTGGCTCAAGCAAGGATCAATTTCATTACAGCCATTTTGCGAAAAGAATCTGGCGCTGCAATTGGTGCAAGTGAATTTGCAACTGCGGAAAAGAATTACTTTCCAAAGCCTGGTGATGACGCTGCCACAATTGCCCAAAAGCAAGCGGCTCGGAAGACTGCAATTAAGGCAATGGAAGTTCAAGCAGGGCCAGGCGCCAAGCAAATGGGTGGTGCTGGCGTTTTACCAGGCGCAACCGCAAACAATCCTTTGGGTTTACCAGGACTTTAATCATGGCAACACTTGCAGAGTTCCGCGCACAGTATCCGCAATACGATGCCGTGCCAGATGTCAAGCTGGCCGACTCGTTGCATCAAAAGTTTTACAGCCAGATTCCCAAGATGGAGTTTTATAAGACCATTGGCTTGGGTTCGGCTGCGGCAATACCTGGCGCTGAAAATGTTGTGACTGGTGTTAAGCCACCTCAAGTGTCAATGCGTGACCGCATCATGGGCGTGATTGAAACGCCATTGGCGCTTGGCGCTACTTTGGGTGGTGGGTTAATTTCTCCAATTGTTGGCGCTGTTGGCACTTTGGCCAGTGGCAAATATGGCACTCAAGAAGGCATTCGCGCTGGCCAAGAAGCCATGAAGGCTGTGCAATATCAGCCACGCACACAGACGGCCAGAGAAGCCTTGGGCGCTGTTGGTGAGTTTTTGCAACCAGTTACAAGTGCTTTGCCCCCAACCCTCGGCTCTGTTGGTACAAGCATTAACGCTTTAGCGCCTGCTGCCGTAATGCAAGCTGGTGCATTGGCTCGCCCTATGGTTACTCAAACAACCGCACCAGTGCGCAATGCCTTGGCCAACGTGATGACACGCGAACAACAGCCAAGCATGGTTGGCATGGGCGCGGCCAGTACTGCTGAAGACTTGATGCGCCAAGAGCGTTTGCAACGCTTGAACATCCCAGCCACAGCTGGTGAACGAACCAAGAATTTAGCACAACAACAGTTTGAATCTGAAGTTCAGCGTGGTGTGGTAACTGGCATTTCTGAAGAAGCTAAAACTAAATTGGCTGAACAGATGTCTGGTTTTAAAGCAAACCAACAAAAAGCCATTGTGCAAAACTTTGAGCGCATGACCAATGAAGTTGGCGCTGAAGTGGCAGACCCAACTCAAATGCGTGCTGTTGGCAAGATCGTTGACAAAGCGCTCAATGATGAGTACACCAAAAAGTATGACGCATACAAAGCGTTGTATGCACAAGCAGACAATGCTGGCGAGACTTTGCAACAAGTGCCATACAAAAATTTGCTTGACTTTATTGAAACCAAAACGCCAACACAGCGCCAAAAATTAGACCCAATCTTGGATTCTGTGGCTGAGTCATTGAGAATGAATGACCCGCAAGGCACTGGCACAATTTCTGTCCGTGCGCTTGAAGACATCTATCAACAGATTGGCACGGTCAAGGACTCTGCAAACGCCAAGCCTATGAAAAACATTATTACCCAGATGGGTGAAGGTGCTGGCGGCGAGTTGTATCAAAAAGCACGCGCTGCCAGAGCGCAGTTGGCCAAAGAGTTTGAAGATGTATCGCGTGTGGATAAGTTGCTTGGCACAAAAGCCGGCTACGCTGACCGCCGTGTGGCGCTTGATGATGTCTTTAAACATGTGGTGCTTGACGGCTCATTGGAAGAAATGCGCACAGTCACCAAGTTGCTCAAGAAGGCTGGCCCAGAAGGCCAACAAGCCTACAAAGAACTGCAAGGCCAGACTATTCAGCACATGAAAGACATGCTCACTAAGAGTGATCAACCATCTTTTAGAAACCTGAACACCTTAATCAATCAGCTTGATGCCGAAGATAAACTGGTTTACATGTTTGGCAAAACAGGCCGCGATGAGATTATGGATTTGCGCGATGCCATCAAAGATGTGCTTGTCAAACAGCCTGGTGCGGTAAATTACAGCAACACTTCTGGCGCTGTTTTGCGTGGCCTTGAGGCTTTGCAAACTTTAAGATTCCCAGGCGCAAAGCCAGCTGCTGAATTTGCCCGTACTCGTGAAGTGACTGGCAAAGTCAAAGAAGCTCTTAAACAACCAAACCAGTTGGCGCCTGCACAACGCAACAAAAACGCACTGCGCATTGACTTAACAGGCATGGCCAATGGAAAAGAATGATGGACTACCAAGTTTTATTCAACATTGCCGTGGCCATTGCTGGCTTCTTTGGTGGTTGGACACTGAACCGCATCTATCAGGCTATTGACCGGC